ATACAGTTGCCGATGAATCTGCAACTCAATCAACGACAACAGTTGAAGCTGCAGCCACTGCTGCTGCGGAAGAACAAACTCAACCTCTTGCACAACCATCAGACTGTGAACCCATTCCTATGGGTAAAATTCAACAGGATATTCAAAATGCAATCACTGAAATCCAGAAATTACAAAAGTCTATTACTAGTTATGAGCTGGTAGTTACAATTGCTGGTAGGGAATACGACATATCTGATATAGAAGGGTTAATCCAAAAGAAAATGCAATGGGTTACCAAGAAAGTCTCTGAGGGCATCAAATGGGTGATGAAACAATCTCAGAAATTCGTGACTAGAACAGTCAATGAGATTATGAATAAGACATATTCCCTATTGTTCCCAAGTGACAGACCGGCACTCCATGTTGCAATTCAAACAGTTAATGATCTCATTGCATGTCTGTTCAGAAAATTCATCGGTAGTTTGGTCACTGATGTTGGTGAAATGATGGAGAAGGTTGCATCTAATGTCATTAATGCAGCTTCATGTGTTGTTGAAAATATGATTGCAAATACTCTTGGACAAATCGTTGGTGAAATTTCTGCAGCAGTGAATGGTGTTTTGGGTGGCATCACTGCACTCACAGGTCAGGTCACCGCAATTGCAGGTCAAATTCTTGGAATCATCACAGACCTTCTTTCATTCCTGAGTTGTGAAGAAACTCCAAATTGTTCTGAAGTAAACAACTGGAATATTTTAAGTGGTGGTGCACCAATTTCAAAATCAAACCTGGATTCCTTAGTCAGTAAGGCATCTTCGGTTGCAAGCACTGCGGCTGGTATTGGAGATGCTGCTTCAGGTGCTGGTCAAGGTCTTGATTTCTCAGATGTTCTTGGACTTGATTCTTGTAATCTTGGTCCTATTCTGTGTGGACCACCGTTAATGGAATTATGGGGTAGTGGAGGATCTGGTGCTGCAGCTAATCTCGTGATTGGAAACTTAGGTGAAGTTATTGGTGTTGATCTGATAAGTTTTGGTGCAGGATATGACAGTGCATATGCCAATGTAAATGATCCATGCGGTAATGGATCTGGTGCAGTTCTTAAACCTGTCATCGGTAATTATTTCATCGATTCTACTGACGATCAAGGTAATGTCATATTAGATTCACAAGGTAATCCAGTACAAGAAGAAATTGAGAATGGAATTATTGATATAGTTATTATTGAACCTGGTGCTGGGTACCTTGCAGCTCCTAATGGAAGTAAAGGTGCAGGTGGTTATACATGGGCAGATCCTGAGGATACTACTGTTAAACATCCTGATGGTTCATATGATACACCTAAACCACCAGGTATTCCTATCACAGTCAATCCTGGTGATGAGGTTGAAACACCACCAGGAACTATTATAATTACAGAACCTCAACCAGGTGGAACAGATGATGTAATCACTGGAGTTGATGGTGAGGAAATTCGTGTTGAAGATCAAATCGGTCAAGGTGGTGGTGAGGAAATTCGTGTTGAAGATCAAATCGGTCAAGGTGGTGGTGAGGAAATTTTGGGTGGTATTCCTACTATCATCAAAAATCCAGGTGTGTTTACATCTCCAAAACCAGACTTTGAACGTATTACTGGACAGTATCCTGTTGTTTCGAGTGGTTCTTATCCAGTTATCCTCTATCTTTGTGATGTTGTGATTCTTGAAACTGGATTTAATTATTCAGAAGGAGATCAAGTTATAATTGAACCAGACATTGGTGCAAAGGCTGAAGCCAAATTTGATGCTCAAGGTAGAGTCATATCCGTCAAGGTTACCGAAGGAGCAGAAGGATTTACTGAGTTCCCAAGACTTTACATTAGATCAAATTCAGGTTATAATGCTGTTCTACGTCCCAGACTCTGTATAGATAGAGTTGGTTCAGATGAACTCAAGGAGCCTATGGTACAAGACAAGATCGTCAGTGTTATTGATTGTGTAGGTAAATTTTAATGGCATCTCAACAAAACTATCATACAATTAGGTACGGCACTGCTGAGGGTGAGATTAAATTTGGTCACATCACTCAAGATAATCAAACGTCTGCAGTGATGTTGAGAAATGGTCACCATCCAACTCACTACATCACTCTCGATCAAACTGGTGCACCACATAGAAAACATGGAACAATCTGTCGTTCTCCTGGATCATTCCAGGTAAGAGCAGGTGATAATACACCCGATGGTCAACCTGGTGTCTATGTCGAAGCAGTTAGTGGTGATCTTGTTCTCCGTTCCCCAAGTGGTAAAGTGAGAATCGAGGGGGTAGATGTTGACATCATTGCTAGTGGTTATGATGGTGCAACAGGAATCATCAATATTGACGCCAATGACAAAATTATCATGAGAGCACAAACTATTGATGCAGCAGCCACAGCTAGTATGAAACTATTCACAGATAATACTTTGAATATGATTGCTAAAGGAATTTTAAATTGTTATGGTGGTTTAATTGACTTTGGTGACGGTGCATGTAGTCTTAAAGGATCAAAAGGTGGATCAGTAAACGAAATTACGAATACGATATTATGAAGGTACCAGATTTAAAAGTAGGTAAAAGACTCTTTGTTGGAGAAGGACAACCCATTTCTCTGGGAATTGGTCCACTTGAAATACGTGGTTCTGCCTATATTGAAGGACCAACAGTCACAGGAGTTCCTCCATTCCCCTTTGTTTATGCAACACATATGGTTGGTCCATGTGCCAATTCTGATATGTTATTCCCACCAATTGTTCCTGGTGCTCTTGCAATCTTCCCAGGTGGTGGAGGGGGAAACAGTTCTCCTTATTCTGTTGCTGTAAGTGGTAGCCAGGCTACATTTGGTAATTTAGATACCAATGGACATGTCGTTGCAGGTATTGACCTTAATGCTCAAGGTGATGTCTATTGTTATAATGCATTTAAGGCACCAAGAATTCATGCACTATCGTTGAAGAAGGATCTTCCATTCGATATGCCCCACCCTAACAAAAAGGGTTGGAGACTTCGCCACGTTTGTATTGAAGGTCCAGAAATTGCTGTCTACTGTAGAGGAAGAGTCCCTGCAGATGGAATTATTAATCTTCCAACTTTCTGGGATGGACTGGTTAATCCTGAGGACATGACAATCAGTCTCACTCCAATTGGATGTTGGCAAGAATTGTTCGTCAAGGAGAAACGATGGGGTAAACAAATTGTTGTTGCAAATAATGCTGGTGGTCCTATCAATGCAGACTATTATATTGTTGCACGTAGACTTGATGATGATCTTGTGGTAGAATATGAGGGTGAATCATATGAGGATTATCCTGGTGGAAACGAAGGATATTCATTCAACTTTGAAGCCAATTATGTCGAAGGGTTAATTCGAGATATGGTGAATGAAAAAGTAGAAAAAATTGAGGAAGAACAGAAATGACGGATTTTGTTCCAGCTGGTGAGGGTGCTGCAGGACCAGATTGTACAGATATTGCAGCATGGGGTGAAGCTTCTGTAATCATCCCACAGTATATTGCAAAAGTAAAAGTCGAACCTGAAGAAGGTTATCCAGAGGGTGCTTGTCCACCATATTATTATTCCAATGCACAAATTGATAATTTGTTGGTTACAGGGGTATGTGGGACAGAAGAAGTAACTGATTTCGTAGGGAAAACGGTAACTGTCAGTGGTAATATTACTGGTGGATCAAAGACCTTTAATATTCCACACCCATCACCAAATAAGAAAAAAATGCGTTTGGTGCATGCATGTCTTGAGGGTCCAGAAAATGGAGTGTATTTCAGAGGTCGAGTCAGAAATGTGACAGAGATCGAACTTCCAGATTATTGGAAGGACCTTGTAGATATTGATTCCATTACTGTAAGTCTGACTCCTATCGGAGCACATCAAAACGTGATTGTAAAACGTTGGGATGATGAAAAAGTTCATCTACAGTCTGATGGTCTTCCGATTGATTGTTTCTATCAAGTCTATGCAACACGGAAGGACATTGAACCGTTGGTCATTGAGCAGGTAGAATAACTGGCACAACGTACTTGACAGGGGGTAGGGAGATCGTATATATTAATAAGGTAATCGATATTGATCCATGTCCCGACCCCTGCCTGATAGTTTCTACGCCAAGAATGACGAAGAAGAGTATCTGACCCGTATCGTCATCGATGAGGCTCTGCTAAAGTTTTATCTGTACTCCAGTTATGGTGAAAAACAAGTCGTTGATTGCGACAACACTGACGAATATGATACAGTTCTCGACTTGATCAAGTGTGTCGTCGATGAAGACATCGTTGTTTATGCTGAACCCCCTGCTGAACTGTGATCAATCATTCATATAATCTGTATAAAGAAATTGTAGAGTGTTACAACTATGAGACCAGAAACCCGTCAATCTATGGAAATGTTATTCGCGGCGAAATGGAATTTACCGACAGCAGCCAGGAATTGCAATCTGACGGACAAGGAGATGAAGATCACGTTCAATGAATATTGTCGTTTAAATCCTGCTACATATGAATCTGATTGAACGTATTGAAGAACTTTCGAAGACTTTACCAAGACCTGCTCATAGTGAAGCAGATACTAGAGGTAAATCACTTGTAATTAAGTGGATGTTAGAAGACGGTTTGACCGTCAATAAAGACATCTATGGTAATATAAGAGGTGTTCTTCCTGGTTCTGGTGCGCCTATTGTTACTGGTTCACATACCGATACTGTAGCAACTGCAGGAAAGTATGATGGTGCTTTGGGTGTTTTGGCAGGATTAGAAGCAGCCAGAAAACTGAAAGGTCAATTAAAGCATCCACTAGAAATTGTAATCTTCGATGATGAAGAAAATACAATGAGTGGATCAATCGGGTATTGTTCAAAAAAACCTGACATCACTGCATTTATTGAACTCCACGTTGAACAGGGACCAGTATTGGATGTTCAACAACTTGATATTGGTGTGGTTCAAGGTATTGTAGGACAGAGGAGATGTTCAGTATCTGTGTTTGGTCAAGAGAACCACGCAGGAACAACTCCTATGAATATGAGAAATGATGCTCTGGTCAAAACAGCAGAGATCATTACTTATATCAACGAAAAGGCACAAGAGGCAGATGGTCTTGTTGCCACTGTGGGTGTGTTGGATGTGTCTCCCAACGCATTCAGTGTGATTCCTGGCAGAGTAGACTTTACTCTACAAGTCAGGGATTTGTATGCTGACAAGATGGAAGAGTTTGTGGAGGATGTCTGTAAGAAGTTTGATCTTCGATATGAGATTCAACATCAATCAGAACCCGCATTGTGTGATCCCACTATCATGGAACACATTTCAGACTCCTGTGGTGAACTGATGATGAGATATATTGAGATGCCTTCAAGGGCGTCACATGATGCTCAAAACTTCACTTTCTGTCCTATGGGTATGATCTTTGTTCCGTCTATTGGTGGAATCAGTCATTCTCCAAAAGAAGACACAACAGACGAAATGTGTTATAATGGTGTGGAGGTTCTTATTGAGACGATAAGACGAATTGATGAATCATAAGTGGGCAGTCAACGCTGCAGGGGTGTAATGTTGACGTAAGTCCCATTTTATGGTATAATTTCTAAATAGTGATACCCCTGCTATTAAGAAAATGCCTTACAAAGATAGAGAAAAACAGCGCCAATACCAGCAAGAATGGCATAAAGAACATAGAAGACCAGTAACGCTACAGACTTCTCGTCAAAAAAGGAAACAAATGGTCCAAGACGCAAAGGTAAAACCTTGTGCGTGTTGTGGAAAAACATACCATTATAGTGCCATGGATTTACATCACATTGACCCTACCAAAAAAGACGGTATGGTGGGACAGTTTGTAAAAAATGGAACTTACAAAACATTACAAGAAGAAATTGATAAGTGTACAGTGTTATGTGCTATTTGTCACAGACTTCTACATGCCGGTCAAATTGAACTACCAGGGAGAATGGTGGAATAGGTAGACACACCGGCCTTAAAAGCCGTTGGGAGTAAAATCTCGTGCGGGTTCGACCCCCGCTTCTCCTATTATGAATTGAGTGTTTTATTATTCGTTGTTAGAATACTACCTAATACGAAACATACATGCCACTTACACCAACCAAATATGACAAAATATACGTCAAATCAAGAAACCCATACAAGACACCTGAACCTCAGATATATAATGATGAAAAGGAAATTCAACTAAGGTTGTATTTTCGATGCGAAAGCAGTCACTACACAAAACACATGAAAGTCAACTTCTGGTATTCCAATGACATGGAAGAATGGAGATGGACACTCACCTCCGATGAAGATGTATCACTTCAAGAGAGTGGAAATCGTGAAAAACTTCGTGATGCTATGAATGATGTTGCCAATACAGTAGAGTATCTACTTGACAACGATATGATCTAATGTTATAATACTAAAGAACCTTCCGTGTGAATTAGTGCCACTCTGTGGTAATCAACCTCCCTACAAGGGAGGTTTTTTTATGTAATAAATATCTAATAATAGATATCGTGTGCAAGACAGATGCCATTATCTCGCTTAGATAATTTTCTGAAGAATGTAAAAGGCAATATTCTTTATGTCGATCCTAACAACCTGGATGCGACAGATGGTGTTGAAAACCAAGGAAACTCAATGGCTCGTCCTTTCAAGACGATTCAAAGAGCTCTGATCGAAGCTGCTAGATTTTCATATCAGAAAGGAAAAGATAACGATAGATTTGAAAAGACAACGATTTATTTAGCACCTGGTCCTCACCACATTGATAATAGACCAGGATGGATTCCTAATGGTGGTGCTTTTACTCTTAGGAGTGGTGTAACTTCAAGTGATTTTACAGCATATAGTAATACAACTAATTTCGATATCTTCGATACAAATAATGACCTGTATAAGGTCAATAGTATTCATGGTGGTGTAATCATTCCTAGGGGTGTTTCAATTGTTGGTCAGGATCTGAGAAAGTGTGTCATCAGACCAATCTATGTTCCAAACCCAGAAAACAATCTGATTGAAAGATCTGCGATTTTTAGAGTCACAGGTGGTTGTTATCTAAACTCCTTCACAATTAAAGACGCAGATACAAATAAGTCTTGTTATAAAGATTATACAAATAATCCATTTAAACCCACGTTTTCACACCATAAACTGACTGCATTTGAATATGCTGATGGTAAAAACGATGTCAATATCAATGACGACTTCTTGACATATACAACTGATCGTACTGATCTTGACATGTATTATGAGAAGATCGGTATTGTATATGGACCTGGTAGTGGACGTGAGATCACACCAGATTATCCTAATGCAAATGTGGATATCAATCCTAAGATTGATGAATTTAGAATTGTTGGTCCAGTAGAAGGTTCAGTTGGCATCAACAGTATCAAGGCTGGAGATGGTGTAACTGCATCTACAGTTATTGATGTTCAACTCACTGAAGGTATTTTTGGTCTTAACACCGATACTAATGTCATCATCAACAATGTAACTGATCCAAGATATAATGGTACATTCCTTGTTACTGAGATTGTAAGTACAGATGTAAATGGTACGACAGGATTTAAGTACGAAGTTCCTAATGTTCCTGCTGATGCATTACCTAATCCAACAGGATCAAGTATTGAACTTTCTACAGACACTGTAACATCTGCATCTCCTTATATCTTTAACGTATCGTTGAGATCGATCTTCGGTATGTGTGGTATGCATGCTGATGGTAGTAAGGCTAATGGATTCAAATCCATGGTTGTTGCACAATACACTGGTGTCGGTCTTCAGGTGGATGATAAAGCGTTTGTAAAATATAATTCAACCAGTGGAACATTTGATGATTTCACAACTGTTCCAAATCTCCATACAGATATTGATGCAGTTTATAGACCAGAATACGCAAACTTCCACATCAAGGCATCGAATAACTCCTTGATTCAGTTAGTTTCAATCTTTGCTATTGGTTATGCAAATCAATTTGTAGTTGAGTCTGGTGGTGACTTCTCTGTTACGAACTCAAACTCTAACTTCGGTCAGACTGCTCTGATATCCAGAGGATATAAAAATAATGTATTTGCACAGGACGATGTTGGCTACGTCACCCAGATCATTCCTCCAAGAACTCTGAGACCTGAAACTACAACCATCGAATTCTCGTCTATTGATATTTCAAAAACTACTTCAGTAGCTAATACGTCAAGACTTTATCTCTATGGGGAGACAAATGTTGATGAACCACCAGTTACTACAATTCAAGGTTATAGACTTGGTGCAAAGAAAGGTGATGAATTGAATGTCATCATTCCAGAATCTGGTGTTCCTACGAACTTCCGTGCCAGAATCGTGATGGATGACACGGCTTATGCCACAAAGAAAATCACTGGTTGCAAGAGAGGAAGAGTTGGTAGGAATGTTTCTACTGGTAATAGCATCACAAATAGTATTTTCACTCTGACCGAAGACCACCAGTTTATTCAAGGTGAATCTGTTCGAATTGTTTCAAATGATGGAAGATTACCTGATGGTCTTGAACACAATAAGGTTTACTTTGCGATTGTAGATGGACTTGGTAACGATAAGATTCAACTGGCTCAAACATTAAATGATTCTCTGACGGGAAATAACATCAGTATTAATAATCTTGGTGATACCCTGGTTATTGAAAGTAGAGTAAGTGATAAAATCGCTGGTGATATTGGTCACCCTGTTCAGTATGATACTACCGAAAATCAGTGGTACGTCAATGTATCAGGTGCTTCAACAGAGAACAACATTTATTCTAAAGTAACTGGTGGTGGTTTAGGTGATGCTTCACCTAGAACATTCTTAGAGAGACAAATTGATACAAGACAGTCCTCTGATAGAATTCACCAGGTTAGATTTGTTATTCCATCAACAACTGGATCTGACTCTGCAAGACCACCACTCGACAGTTACATTCTTCAAGAATCTGGTGATGTAACTGGTGCAACTAATACTGAGGTAGCACTTGAGTTTAACCCAGGTTCTGTTACCATGAGCAATGATGCTCAACTAAGAAACTTTAGATTCATTGCTGGTGTTGATTATAGAGGAGGTATTGCATACTTTGATACAGAGAAACCTCACGGTCTCTCAATCGGCTCAACCGTAGAAATCAACAATGTCACTAGTACTAACTTCCCAACTGTTGGTGTAGGTAACTCTGGTTATAATGGTGTGTATGAAGTCACAGGTATTTCGAGTGCAAAGACATTCTCTGTCAATCAAATCTACACCGACCCTGGCACATTTACTAATAATACATCACAGAGAACAACATCTCTCCCAACATTTAAGAAGAAAAATCTTCCTGGTAATTACCAATGTTATGATGTTACAACCATCAATGAATACAAAAATGGTGAGCAAGACGGTATTTACTATCTGAGTCTTGTTAATTGTGACGTAAAACCCACAGTCTCTCCATTTAATACTAAAGACTTTAGTTTCCAACAACCAGTCAGAAATCTTTATCCACAGTTGGATAGAGACAATCCTAGATCTATGGCGGAATCGTCAGTATGTTATGCTGTTCCAGATAATATTGGTACAGTTGAAATAAATGAACCTCAAAGGAGTATCACTGGCGAAACTCTTGAGAAACTTTTCGATGAAACTGGTATTGGTGTTGGTGTCACTGGCATCATTTCAAACAACGTTGGTACAGCATATACAATCTTTACAGAGCATGATCACGGTTTGAACAGAATCACGAGACCTGTTATCGATAACCCTGGTGCAGGTTATGGTGATGGCTCTACCACCATCCAGTATTATTACAATGCAAAACTTGAGAACATTAGTGCTGGTTCGATTGGTAGAAATGCTACTGCACTGGTCACAGTAGATGGTACTTCATCTGGTGAGATCATTGACATCGCTATCATGGATGGCGGTAGTGCTTATGTTGAAGGTGGTACTTTCAGAGTTGTTGGTATTGCAACGACGACTGGATTTACTGTTGCTACTGGTTCAGTAAATAAAATCTTGGATAACAGAAACGATACCATTAATGTAAGTGGTATCAATGACTATGATGGAAGAAGATATAATGGTCAATATAGAATTACATCAATATCTGGAGTAAAAGAATTTGAAGTTGAGTTTCTTGGTGCAGAATCACCAGGTATTTCAACCACTGGACTTGGACCTGGTATTGTCGTAGGTGGATCATTCTCTGTCAATGGTCCTTCTTACGATACCGCAAGTTTTGTTTATAACAGGAATGTTGGTCTTGCAACAATCACCACAAATTATGCAAATAGTTTCCGTGTAAACAATGGTGTTAGAATCAGTGGTGCAGCATCAACATTTTTCAATGGGGTGTTTGCATGTGTCGATAAGATTGGTTTAACCACTGTTGTGTTGAATGTTGGTATCAATACTGTCACTCCATCCACATCTGGTACCATTAGAATTCATCCCGCAGGTATTTACACCAATGATGGTGATCTTGTGATTAGAAATGGTAGACTTCACGGTAGAGAAACCTCAATCTATGCTGGTATCTCTACGAATATCACAGGAGCAATCACCAGTAAGACCACCGACACGATCAATGTCGAGAACATGGCAAACTATGCATTCCAGATCGGTGACTTCCTTCAAGTTGATGATGAGATCATGAGAATCAAGACGACACCAAGTAGAACTGCGACTGACACTGAACTGAAAGTGTTTAGAGGTGTATTTGGTACGATTGCAGACACACATGTTGCTGGTGCTACTGTCAATAGAGTAAGATTCTACCCAATTGAGTTTAGAAGAAATTCTATCATTCGTGCATCTGCCCATACATTTGAATATATTGGTTATGGACCTGGTAACTATTCCACCGCATTCCCAAGTAAACAGACAAAACAATTAAGCCTTGAAGAGCAAATTAATGTACAGTCACAACCGATTGGTGGTGGTGTTGTAAACTACACTGGTATGAATGATAGAGGTGACTTCTACATTGGTAACAAGAGAATCGCTTCGAACACTGGTAGAGAACAGGTCTACGACACTCCAATTCAAACTATGGTCGGAGAGGACCCTTATACAATTGGTTCTAAGAATGAGACATCTGAGTTTAATTATGTTGAAGGTTCTGTTCTGAAAGTTGCAAGAAACTTCATTGTTGATGGTGGTGACTCCCGTGATATCCTGTCTCAATTCAATGGTCCTGTACAATTCTCACAGAAGGTAACGAATACATCTGAAGAAGGATTTGAAGCAAATAGTATGTTCCTCCAGGGTAATGCATCCGTTTCCAGACAAATCACTGTTGGTATCGCAACACCATCAAATGCTGGTAACCCTGGTGACGTTGTTTTCAATGCTAACCCAGCAAATGGTGGTTACGTCGGTTGGGTCTATACGACTAATAATGAATGGAAGACATTCGGAGATATCAGTAGTTGATTTATTCTGATATTTGATCTATAATTTGAATATGTGATATCTGAATATGAGTAACATTGAATACATTCCTTTATTTCCTCAACTCGTAACCAAGACTGACACTAACCCTGAGTTCCTAGAATTCAGGGATAAGTTTATTGACTATGCGTATGAACTTAAATCAAAATCTCCTGGTATTACGAGATCAAATAAAGGGGGATGGCACTCATCCACAAGTATTCTCGATGATGAAGACTTTCAGGATTGTGTAGGTTTTTTAGAAAAATATATCGGACAAACTGTCCACACATTATTCAAGGATACCACCAAGGTCAAAGTTGATGGTTGTTGGCTCAATATCAACAATAGGGAAAGTGAGAATGTCATACACACTCATCCAGGATGTCACTTATCAGGATGTTTATGGATAAAAAGTACAAATGACAGTGGTAAATTAAAAATCTATAGTGATAACGAATTTAATCATTTTAATTTGCACCAATCATACACTGAAAATGTGTTTCAAGAATTTTATTGTTCTCCACGTCATTTCTTTAAACCAATTGAGGGACATATGGTTATGTTCCCATCTGACTTAAAACACTCAGTTTATCAAAATGATGACCCATACGACAGAATTTCATTGGCATTTAACATCACTGTTCAACCACCAATAAATGAAGATGACAAATCTTGAATACCCTATAGTCATTGATAATATTCTCCCTCTAAATAAGTTCTTTGCGATAAGGGATGAATTTAGATATATCGGATGGTCACTCACCAACAGATCTTTAAGTGACGATGATTACATTTCTTGGGGTTGGAGAAAAAATGTCTTTCCAGCTAATTTGTTGTGTATGTACGATAGTGCTGGTATAATTAAACTTAAAATACAAAGATATCTAAAAACAGGTTTGACATATATTAGATCACATGTAAATGGTCAAACTAGTGGTCAAGTGTCTAAAATTCATCATGATTATGATTATTCAGGAACATATACCGTTGTTGTATTCACTGAAAAAAACTGGAATACACAATGGGGTGGAGAGTTTGTATTTTTTGATAAAGATAGAGATGAATACAAATATGTGACGTATAAACCAAATAGAGGTGTTCTAATTCCAGCAGAACAAGAACATTATGGTATGTCTCCTAATCCAGCAACAAGTAGATTAAGAACTTCAGTCGCATTTTCATACGTTACAGATGAAAAATTAGATACTTTTTTACGTACACACAAGGAACCTCGTCAATTTATTGGACCTACACATGGACCTGGATTTTAAAAAAATAAAAGTTATTGATGATTTTTTCTCAGAAGAAATTCGTAAACAGATCTGGGAATATCTTCACCCTACAAGACCATTATGGGCACTCACTGGTGGTGATGACTCTCCAAATTGTTATAAGTTTTGGCATATAGATCATCTAGAGAAAGATGAATATTTTTCTAATTTTTTGTTTAGAAAAATTATCAAAAAACTTGGTGATGAATTTAAAGATTATGGTGTTAATAGAATATATGCAAACGGTCAAACTGCTGGACAACATGGAAATGTTCATCCCGATGACGGCGATGTGACCTTTTTATATTATCCAACACCAAAATGGATATATCAATGGGCGGGTGAATTAATTTTTTGTGAGTGTCCAGAACCAAAAGGTTTATGGGAAGGTCTTGATGAAAATACCGTTGAATCACAAAAAATAGTAAGAGTCAGACCAAATAGAGCAGTATTATTTCCTGCAAAAATTTTACATCATGCAAATGCACCGTCTAGATACTTTGGTGATTTAAGAGTGTCATTAGCATACAAGTTGAAAAAACCGTGTAATAAATAATAATAAAAATTACATGGGGGAGAGTGAACCCAAATGGCAATCGATAAGGATTTTGTCGTAAAGAATGGTTTAGAGGTAAACGAAAACCTTCTGTATGCGGACGATAGTACGGAAAAAGTTGGTATCGGTACAACACAGGCTGACAAGAAACTTGTCGTTATTGGTGATGCCGAAATAAGTTCAAACCTTTCTGTAGGTACAACAATCACTGCACAACGTGGTGTGTTTTCTGGTGTCGTGACTGTCACCGATGGTATTGACATTGGTATTGGTGGCACTTTTGTATCTTTTGACAAGCACGATAAAAAGATTGGTGTCAATTCAATCTCCCCACAATATACACTCGATGTTATTGGACCAGTATCGATTGGTCAAACTGCGGAGTATATTTACGGTGACCTCACAGTTACAGGTAATATCAAAGGTACAAATCTAGAGGGTCAGATTAGTGCTGGTGGTACTGTTACATATCAAGATGTAAATATAACCGAGACTCTTAATGCTAATGGTGCAGAAATATTCACAAAATTTCGTGTTGAAGAGGTAAATTCGAATACCTTCAGATATCTGGTAGCAGGTGATCCTGATCCAACTGGTATTGGTTTCACCCAAAATACCGATAACCCTGCAATTTATCTTAATAGAGCTCAGAAGTATGAGTTCCATGTAAGTTCTGCTGGTTTCCCCTTCTATATTAAATCCACACCTAACGCTGACCTGAACAACATCTATAACGATGGTGTTGAACAGAATGGATCTGAGGTTGGTATTGTGACATTCAAGGTGCCGATGAATGCACCTAACATTCTGTATTACCAGGCATCCAATACTGCTGGTATGGGTGGTACGATCTATATCGATAATGATTATCAGACATATCAAGTCGGTGTTTTAACAGTTACTGAATTACTTGACGCTCCTGGTCAGAGTGATTTTGAGAATATCTACGTCTCTGGTATCGGCACAATCAACAATCTGAAGGGTCCTCAGGACTTCAGTGTCAGTGCTGGTATTCTGACTGTCAGACAAGATCAGACTGCTTTGATCGGTGTATCTACTGGTGCAGATGCAGTTTCAATTCAAGAGAGATCTAATAGTTTTAATTATCAACTCACATTTACTGAACCTTTTGGTGGTGGTTCAAATTATCAGAGTTTGTATGTTGATAGTGAGACAAGTCAGCTCACATATAATCCAAGTACAAACACTCTAGTACTTGACACTGTGGTTGCCAGCTTGACTGGTATCGCAACTGGTGCCCAACGTGTTAATATCGATAGAAAGAGTGATAATAATACTTATCAGGTAGCATTCACCGAACCTGGTACTGATGAGTATCAAGCGTTATATCTTGATACCCAAATTAATCAGTTTACTTACAATCCAAGTACTAATACATTAACTGCTGCAAATTTTGTTGGTGATCTGACTGGAGATGTAAATGGTACAACAACTAATGCAAACTTTATTAATGTAGATGAGAAGGGTGATAATAATACTTATCAGGTATTATTCAGTGTCAATCAAGGAGCTGGTTATCAAAGACCTTATATTGACTCTGCATCAGGTCAATTCACATATAATCCAAATACTAATACACTGACTGCTGGTAATATAGCTGGTAAGGGTGCTAATATTACTAACATCCATGGACCTAATATTGCCACAGGTGTCATTAATGTAAATAGACTTCCTGATGCATCAACCTCTGGTCAGGGTGTCGTTCAATTAAATAATACCTTCCCACCTACAAGTACATCAACTACCACAACCATAACGACAAACGTTGCAAGACAACTTTATAATGCATCTGTTGGTGTTATTCCATCTGGTACTCGAATGTTGTTCTATCAGTCAAATGCACCGACTGGATGGACTCAGATTACCAGTAATGTTAATAACCGTGCATTGAGAGTTGTAAACAGTGAGGGTGCCAATAGTGGTGGTAACTTGAACTTTACCTCTGCATTTACTGTCAGGACAGTCCCACTACCACAACACAGCCATAATGCAAGTGCTGGTAACCAGAGTGCCAATCACGTACATAGTGTTGAACTTTCTAGTAATGGTGCTCATGATCATGAAATAAATGACCCAGGTCATGGTCACCAATACGAGGATACAAGAGGTGATAAGAGTGATCTTAAATATGGTGCTGAGGGTGAACCTTTATTCAATAAAAATGAAGAAGTTGAAGTAAACACAGAAGGTTCTACCACGGGTATCACCATAGAGGGTGTCGGTGGTCACGAACATGAAGCCTCCGTTGGTAGTAATAGTGCAAATCACAAACACACTATCACCGTTGCAAATGCGGGAACTTCTGGTGCTTCAATGAACTTTGCAGTTCGATATCTTGATGTGATTATTTGTAGTAAGAACTCTTATTGATTAGGTGGCAACGTATTAATTGGGGGATGAGGTGTAATTTGTGCCTGAACAATCCCCTGATTTATTGCATGTGCATATAATTGATTATTTCTATCATTCGCTGCTACCGTTTCGTTTCTAAAACTTTCTACTGCAGCAGTTGTTTGTCGTGACATTTGAGAGTTTTCGACAGCCATCATTGGCATCCAAGCCACAGCACATTTATAATTGTTTACCTCTTGTCCAGTTTGTGGATTATACCCCTGTACTTGTGTATACCATGCACACTTATGTTCAACACACTTCTTCTTAATTAACGGACAAAATTCACCATCTTTCATCTTGTTAAATACTGAATGATCTGAAAATATTTATCTGGTTATATTATAAATACAACTAACGGAAGGAAAATCATAGGTAATGTCATTACTTAGGGCCGACAAGATTGCCAATAGGTTTAATAATACGGGTCCTATTATTGTAGGTCCATCGACTGTTAGTGGCAGTTTTAGTATTACTGGGATCACGACAGTCCTCGGTCTTGGTGTTACACAAAGTATTTTAGTTGGTCAGGCAGTTACCTCAAACTATCTGACTGTCAATAATGGTGCTGATATATTCAATGCAAACCTGACAGGTATTACTACCGCAGGTATCGTCACTGGTGCAACATATTACGGTAACGGTGTAAATCTGACTGGTGTTGTCACATCAGTAACTCCTGGTCCTGGTGTTCAAATCAGTCCTGTCTCTGGACAAGGAAGAGTCACAATTTCTGCAACTGGTGTAGCGGTTGCAGGATATGCAACTAACGCTGGTCTTGCGACTGATGTCAAAGGTGGTGTAGCTGGTGCAGTTCTGTATCAGGCTGGTGCTAACGATACTGCATTTACAGCAGCTGGAAGTGCTGGAGAAATTCTTCAGTCAAACGGTACTGGAACACCCACATGGGTCAGTCTTACCGCAATCAATGTATCATATGCAGATTCTGCAGGTATTTCTACCAACCTGAAGGGTGGTTCTGCTGGTAGAATTCCTGTTCAAAGTGGTGTTGATCAGACATCATTCATACCCGTAGGTGTATCTGGTAACATTCTTCTTGCTCAAGGTACATCTACCCCGATCTTTATTGATCCTAAGGCACAACTTGATGTAAGAAGAGCACAATTTGCTGGTATTGCAACTAACTTACAGAGTGGTTACATCTCATCCGCAACTTCATTGGAAGTTATTGGTGTCACCACACTTGGTGTTGCTACTGCAAGAACCTTAGATGTCACTGGTATCACAACTACCGATCTTCTAAATGTCGGCACTGCAGGAACTATTCCTAACCTTACATTATCTAATTCAGGTATTGCAGTCACAGCGATTCTTGACGAAGATGATATGGTGTCAAACAGAGCTGATGCTCTGGCGACACAACAATCTATTCGTGCATATGTAGACGCAACCAGAACTGGTATCGGACTGACGTTTGATGCTGATACTGGTACAGGTACAATTGATCTTGACGAAGAGACCTTCACCATCGAAGGTACAGCGAACGAGATCTACACCATTGGTCTTGGTAATACAGTCACCGTTGGTCTGGATACTAACGTCACTGTTCCAAACAACCTGGTAGTTTCTGGTTTCTCCTCACTATCTGGTCTGACCACAATTACGGGGTCACTTGGTGTTACTGGTATCACCACCACACAGTTCTTAGATGTCACTGGTGTTTCTACATTCCAGGGTGATGTAACTCTGGGTGCTGGTGTTACAGTATTTAATGGTACATTTGACAATACAAACCTAACTGGTGTCACTACATCCCAGTTCCTGCAAGTCACTGGTGTTTCTACATTCCAAGGTGACGTAACTCTGGGTGCTGGTGTTACAGTATTTAATGGTACATTTGACAATACAAACCTAACTGGTGTCACTACAGTACAAAATCTCGGTATCACTGGTATCACCACAACTCATGCATTAGAAGTTACTGGTGTCTCAACATTCACTGGTTATGTAACTGCTGGAACTGGACTGACGGTTGCTGGTACTGGTATTACTGCAACGACACTGAATGTCACTGGAGTTGCAACCGCACAGTTCCTTGAGGTAACTGGTGTATCAACGATCGCAACACTGGGTGTCAGTGGTGTCACTACATCCCAGTTCCTAGAAGTTACTGGGGTTTCTACATTCCAGGGTGATGTAACTCTTGGTGCTGGTGTCACCGTATTCAATGGTACGTTTGACAATACAAATCTGACTGGTGTTACCACTGCTCAGACACTCGGTGTTTCTGGTGTTACCACAACTCAGTTCTTAGAAGTCACTGGTGTTTCGACACTCACTGGTTATGTAACTGCTGGAACTGGACTGACAGTTGCAGGTACTGGCATTACTGCAACGACACTGAATGTCACTGGATTCTCTACACAGACAGGATTTGCAACATTTGGAAGTTCGATCAACGTAGCTAATCAATTCTATGCAGGTGGTATTTCATCTGTTGGTGCAGCAATCACGATGTTCCCATCTTCGGGTATCGTCAGTGCTACAGCATTCTATGGTGATGGTTCAAACCTGACTGGTGTTGTTGGTCTGGTATCCGTCACCAACATCCTGTTTGTCACACCTGATGGAAACGATGAAAATGATGGTTATCTTGTATCAACCGCAAAGAGAACTGTTGGTTCTGCTTTGACTGTTGCAGAAGCATCCACAGTTATCAAGATTTCTGCTGGTAATTATACAGAAAATAATCCAATTGTTCTCCCAGAACAAGTCACACTGCTCGGTGATAGTTTAAGAGAGGTATCACTCATCCCTCAAAACGCAGATCAGGATATGATCTACGTTGCGAATGGTAGTTATGTAGAAAATATATCCTTCACTGGATCACTGAATGAGGGTAAAGCAATTATTGCATTTAATCCTGATAAACCATCTTACGTTACTCAAGGTCCTTACATCCGTAACTGTACCAACTTCATCTCAAATAGTATTGGTATGAAAATTGATGGTGCTCATGTGATTGGTGACACCAGAGCAATGAACGTTGACTCTTATACTCAACTCAATCAGGGTGGTATTGGTGTTTCAATCTCTAATGAAGGTTATGCGCAGTTAGTCTCGATCTTCACAATCTACAATGATCAAAGTATTGTCTGCACTAAGGGTGGTCAGTGTGACCTGACTAACTCCAACTCTTCTTTTGGTAGATTAGGTCTGGTTGCAGATGGTATTGGACCACAACAATTCATTGGTACGGTCACAGAAGCAAAATCCGCAGATACGAGTGTATTCCCAATTGATATTGGTGTTGATACACTTACAATTACTAATGCTGAATATGATAATGTTACTGGTCTGACAACTGTAACGACATCAACCAACCACGGTTTTAATGTTGGTATGTCGGTTACAATGAAGGACATGACATTCACCTGTGATTCTCAACTTCCAATCACATCATTTGGTATCTCAACAGCCAATTACAGTAATGTAACTGGTATCATGACTGTTCAGACTGCAGTCGATAATAACTTCTACGTTGGTGCAAGTGTCACCTTTGCACAACTGGTATTCAGTTGTGATTCTGGTGGTGGTGTTTCTACTGCATACTTCCCACCTGCACCTGGTGATAATAATGGTGCTCCAAATCATGTATTTGATGTTATCACAGTCGGAACTTCCACAGAGTTCACAGTCAACGTTGGTCCATCGACTATTACACATAATTATCAGGAAGGTGGAAACGTAAGTATAAGTACATTTGCTCCATTCCCAAGTGGTGCATTTGGAAATATCTTTACAGTAGATTCGATTGTAGGACCAACTACATTTACAGCATATGTTGGTGTCTCAACTCTTGCACACACATATGTCAGTGGTGGTGAGGCAGAGACCTTTGTCACCAGACCTTATGATGGTCAGGTTGTATATCTGGATGAATTATACAACTCTATCGAAAGTGTCACCATCACTAATGGTGGTTCAGGTTATACTACACCACCAGTAGTTACATTCTCCTCACCATCTGAAAGCTGGGGTATTACAGCAACAGGTACAGCTGTTCTTACCGATGGTGTTGTAACTTCTGTTCAAATGATTTCTAATGGTAGAGGTTACACAGGAACTCCAACAGTTACCATTGATGGTGCTGCTACTGGCACCTGTAATATCTTACCTACATACTATGTGGTTAGTAGTAGTACTCCTATTGTCGGGGGTATATCTACAGTCACCTTTACTGAAAGAGTACCTTACGCGGTTGGTGTAGGATCGACAGTTCCATTCTTCAAACAGAGTAGAGTACTTGCTTCAAGCCACGCTTTTGAATATATTGGTTCTGGTAATACAGCTCTCTCCGCACTCCCACAAAGAGGTGGTGTAGCTATTGCAGAAAATGAAGTTATAAGTCAGAATGGTGGTCTGGTCATTTACACATCTACAGACCAGGCAGGTAACTTCAAGATTGGTGATGGTGTCATCATTAATCAATTGGAGGGTTCTATAACAGGTGACGCATATCAAAGATCCCTGTTTGCAAACATAACACCTTATATTCTCGCATTAGGAGGAGACAGTTAAAATGGCATTAGCCCTTAATAATTATCAGACAATCACTGGTGTGGTTGGACTCAATACAGTAGGTATCTACACTGCACCTACTGGTTATAGTGCTATTGTCCTTTTAGCACAAGCAACCAATATTGGTAGTGACACACAAACTATCAATTTCTCCCATGAAAGGACTACTTCAGGCATTGCAGTCACTACTGAAATGTTGAAAGGATTCCCAGTTCCTTCAAATGATGCCGCCAATCTTTTGGCTGGTAAACTTGTTTTGGAAGCTGGTGATTCTATGGTTATATCATCCAGTAGTGCTACTGACGTGAAGTTTATCTCATCTGTACTAGAGACACTTAATCAGTAATAACAATGGCAAGATACGGAAGTAACGACCGTCTTAATTTAAAAGTTGGTGTCGGTTCTTTTAGTGAGGAGAAGACTTCACTAGAAGTAGTCGGACGTATCGGCTTGAACACAGATGCTGCGACGCAGGATCTGGACGTAAGAGGGAATGTATATATTTCAGGAAATATCGGCATTGGTACTTCAACACCGACCGATGCGGTAGATGTTAATAATACAACAGTAGTAAACGTTGGTGTCGTAACCGCTAACGAATACTATGGATCTGGTCTGGGACTGACTGGAATTACAAGTGCCACTAATGCAACAAATATCTACGGTGGTGCTACAGGACAGATATTATATCAAGCACAACCTGGTGTCACTTCTGCATTTGAAAGTGGTGCCACAGGTCAAGGTTTATTCTCAAGAGGTGCAGGTCAACCACCACAATGGTTAGCAGCTGCTCCCGCAGGTGCTATTGAAGGTATCTTACTATTTGACGAAGGTGGTGCTGTCGGTCTTGGTACTACCTTTAGTGGATTAGACTTTAGAGGACTGGATGTAGTCGCCACTGGTGGTAATAATGGTGGTATTGCTACAATCACAGTATCACAACAGACTTTTGTAACACAAGCAGGTGTATCCACAAGTGTTGTTGGTGGTGCAGCTTCTGTCACTCAAATCAATGTAGATGTAGGTATATCTTCATTCGCAGACTTTAAGATTACATCATCTGGTGTTGGTGCAACAGTTGGTGGTTCAGCTGGTGTTGTTACGTATTATGGTTCTGGTACTGAACTCTCAGGTATTGTCACCTCTCTAGTTGCTGGAGAGAGAATAAGTCTCTCTGCATCTACTGGACAGGTCACAATTACAGGTATTGCTGATACTGCAACAATAGATGCTGACTCTCTGGTGGTATCTGGTGTATCAACATTAGGTATCGTTACTGGTCTTGAATCAATCGGTGTTGTTACTGCATATGTCGCCAATATTGTTGGTACATCTGCTACATTTACAGGTAACGTCACCATTGGTGGAACCCTGATTTACGAAGATGTAGAGAATATTGACTCTCTCGGTTTCATTACCGCCAGAACTGGTATTCATGTTGGTTTTGACTATGAGGGTGGTACTGGTATTGGTGCAACACTCCTTCCATCAGGTAATGCAGTCTTTGCTGGTATCGTCACCGCACCGACAATTGTCGCAACAACGCTTAGTGCTAACACAGTATTAGTATCTGGTGTTTCTACATTCCAAGATGATATAACCCTTGGTACTGGTGTTACTGTATTCAATGGTACATTTCACAATACAAATCTGACTGGTGTCACCACGGTTCAGACACTTGGTGTCACTGGTATCACCACAACAAATCGATTAGGAGTCAATACAGACAACCCACTGAATGCAGTTCAGGTCGGAACAGCAGCATCTGCGTTTACTGTTGTATCAACAGCAACTTCAGCACAGGTCGGTATTGGAACCACGGCACCTGATTACACCTTAGATGTCAGAGGTGATACTAATATCGATGGTAGACTGACCATTCGAGAGAACACTGTTCCATCATTGGCAGTCGTTCTTGCTCTTGGTGGACTTTGATAAATAACTAAAAAGTATTAATACAATGGCGGAGTCATTTACAAATTCACTGACAAGAGCTGCTGGTATTGTGACCACTAGTTCAACTGCAAGTATTGGAGCTGGTGTCACCATTATCACTGGTATCTCTACTGATGGTGTTGCTGTTGGTGACATGGTTCGAACCACTCACTTCAGAGGGGGTGCAAAGGTTGCTCATATTGATGCTGGTCAAGTCAGACTTGATAAGACATCTACTAATTCAACTGCCGCAACTTCACAATCGGTAAGTTTCTTAGGTGTAACGACTGCATACACTGCAGCATCTAAATCTATCTTGGTCGGTGGAACATTTGCAAACTTATCCGACACCACTATCAACATATTTGTTGAAGTTGGTGTTGGTAATACTTTAACTCTACTTGCAAATAACATTCCTGTCCCATCGGGAAGTTCCTTCGTCATCAGTGACGCTGGTAAGACAATTCTTCAGAACGCTGAACAGGTTAGAGTATATTGTAACACCGCTGATGCTGTTGATGTTAATCTGAGTGTACTTGCAGGAGTTGCCTAATGATTGGAAATAACGGTTACATCGGAAGAAATCCTGACAACTCATCAGTAACTGTTGCACGTCAGGTTTTTCAACCCGCAGGAATTCAGACTACATTCAATTTTGCATCAACTTATGATGCAGGATACTTTGAAGTCTACATCAATGGTATCAAACAGATTAAAGGTATTGATTACACATTAGCAGGTAATAATCAAGATTTTTCTCTGACAACACCTTGTTCACCTGGTGATGTCATTGAAGGTGTGAGTTATAAATCATTTAGAGCCGCATCAGCCACCATTGGTATTCACTCTAATGGTGCCCCAATTGGTGATACATCAACACTTAACTTTGTTGGTACAGCAACAACATTCTCTCAGACGGGAAGTCAAATTAATGTTGAAGTAAGTGGTGCTGGTGGTGGTGTCGGTACTGCTATCAGATATCCAGACAATACCGATAGTCCATTCAGTTATATTAACGCATCAGTCTATGTTGATCGGAATATTAATCTGAATACAACAAATGCTGGTGAACATAATACATATGTTGTAGTCCAAGAACCAAGAATTATTGTTGCAACAGGTTCTTCAATTACTGTCGGTCTTGGCAAAACACTCGTGACTGATTTGTATCAGTTGGGTGACCTCTGATAAATACCTTTAAAAGATATAAGCAATGTCAGCAATTAATGTAAATTCAATTACAGGTAGGACTGGTGGTCACGGACCAGTGCTGACGGGTGTGACTACGGTCAGTGATGGTAATCTTGTTGTAATCGGTACTGGTAGAGTTGGTATCGGAACTAGTATTCCATCGTCAACTCTACATCTCAATTCAAATACCGTTGCTGAGGTAAAATTAACATTACAAAACACCAACGGAACAACAGCAATTTATGGTAATAATGATGATATTATTATGGATGCTGACAAATATAGAATCCGTGATGTAAATGGAAGCGCGGAATATATTAGAATAGTATCTGGTGGTGGTGTAGGTATCAATACTAATCAAGTTGCTTCTGGTGTCAATGTTGCAGTTGGTGGTACAATCAGAGTACAAGACTCTACTGATACGACACAATATCTGACTATCAATCATCAAGGTATTGACTTCCAGAACACTGGTGCTGGTTCATCAACTACTGCTTCTTCACACCTTTTAGACGATTACGAGGAAGGAACTTGGACTCCGACACTTTCTAGTGAAACGGTCTCAAACGTTGACTCCAGATATAGAAAAATTGGTTCGGCGGTAACACTATATACTAAATTTGATGTTACTAGCCTATCAAATATTGCATCAGGTGATCGATTAAATGGCTTTGGCGGTTATCCATTTTCAGTAGCGTCTGGATCAAATCTGGCTGGACATGGCGGCACGCCTGGCGGTAGCGAAGGCGGTCAACGATGGTATTTGCTAACGACTAATAATACAATCAAGTGTGTCAGCACAAACGGTGGAAGTATGGTCAGGGTTTCTCTCATTATTTCTTACACTACTGTTTAATAAACAACAGTGCTAATTTCAGAGCAACTTTTTCTTATTTTACTTAAGTTGAATAAATAATTACGCCTAAATCCGTTTAGTCTGGAGGACTTTCCTAATGGCACTTTCTGAAAGAAGCGAAAACGACAAAATTGAAGTTGTCGGTACATTTAAAGCAGTACAAGTACGTAGAGCTGACATCATTGAAAAAGATGGTGTAGAAGTTGCACGTTCCTTCCATCGTCATGTATTAGTACCTGGTTCAGTTGATGCAGACGACAATTGGACTGATACTGACATCAGTGGCGAAGATGCGGATGTACAAGCAATTTGTAATGCTGCATGGACACAATCAGTCAAGGATGCATACAAAGCACATCTGATTGCTACCAGAGACGCAGACTGATAAATACCTAAAAAGATATTGAGATGAGTACTCTAAAGACTAATAACTTTGAGCATTTAGATGCTTCCTCCCCCAATATCACTCTGGGGATAGGGGGAGGTGTCAATATCTCTGGTATTGCAACAGCAGAAACTGGACTTCGTGTCACTGCTGGTTTGGTTGGAATAGGAACTAATATTCCTTCAACCGCATTAGATGTGGCAGGATCTAATGTTCCTGTTGTCATAAATTCATCAAACAGTAATACATATAAAATTCAATTAGAAAATGCTTACACTCCAGTTGCATATATTGGTGCTGCAACTAGTGAAATTTATTTTGCAGATGCGGATGCAGCAGAAATAGCAAGATTTAATAATGATGGACTAAGACTTGCATCAGGAAAAGGTATTGATTTCCAGAACACTGGTGCAGGTTCTTCAACTACTTCTTCTTCACACCTCTTAGACGATTACGAGGAAGGCACTTGGACGCCAGGATATGCTGGCGCTACCTCAGCTGGAAGTTACACTTTCACCACCCAAGCGGGAGCTTACACTAAAATTGGCAATCGGGTTACTGTTGATTTTAAGCTCCTAAACATTGTGACAGGTTCAGTTGGTTCTGGCAACGTGCAAATTACAGGGCTTCCATTTACAGTTCAAAATACGGTCGATCTGAATGTTCAAGGCTCTGTCCGTTTCAGCCAATACAATGTAAATGATTCTACAATAGGTATATCTCTTCAACCTTCTGGTAATGATGCTCATTGTTCGATCATATTGACCAGGGACAACACTTCTAACATATCCCTGAATGTTTCGGAAAAACAAACAGACGGTGCGGATATTTATGGAAGTGTCACCTATTTTATTGACTGATCGGCATCCTAAATAACTAAAAAGGTTTTACAATGGCGATTGGAAATCCTATATCAAGTCAGAATAATTATAGGGTAATAAGGTTCTCTGCAACAGCAGGACAAACCTTATTTACGATTACTGACGGATATACATTAGGAAAAATTTCTGTATATAGAAATGGTGTTCGTCTGAACGAAAACCTTGACTTTGCTGCTGCTGATGCAAGTACAGTCACATTGGTTGATCCATGTCAAGTAAGTGATGAAGTTGTATTTGAACTCCTTGATACATTCAGTGTTGGAGACATTGATGACCGTATCGGTATTTCATCTGCTGGTACATTAATTGGTAGATCATCTAATCTTAACTTCATTGGTGCTGGTAATACATTTATTGCAAGACCAGGTGGTATTGATATTGATATTTCTGGTGGTGCAAGAGGTAATGGAGGAGATAAGGTCTTCCAAGAAAATCAAAGAACAGTAACTCAAAGTTATACATTATCATCTGGTTATAGTGCAGTCAGTGTTGGACCAGTTACCGTTTCCACAGGAGCCACGGTGACTATCCCTGGTTCACAAAGATGGGTCGTTCTCTAAGGAGTAATTAAATGTCAGTTACAATTTCAGGTACTGGTGCAATCACTGGTGTATCAACAAATTATTCCTTCGACAAGAAAGTATCTATCGGTGGTTCGGTTGGTTTTGGATCAACTGCACTTGATGTAGGTGGTGATATAAATATCACAGATCCAAATGGAACTGGAACTGGGGGATTATACATTGGAGATGGGACAACTGATAGTAGAGGTTTAATAGTTTCTAATCATAATCGTCCAGAAACAGATGTAAACCTTTTAGGTCTTATATCAAGATGGGCTAATAATCAAGTTGCATCCATCTTATTTCAAACTGGATCGGATACTGTCAATAAAAAAGAAGGTTATATAATATTCAGAACAAGAAATGGGGGAGGGGGTGGAATTCCCACTAGGATGACTCTTACTAAAGAGGGATATCTTGGTATCGGAAATAGTGGTCCATCAACAAAGCTAACAATTGATCATACAACTCCCATCAAGACCTCCAATTCCGCCGCTGCAGGTGAACTTGGAAATGTATATTTAGAAATGTCCAGTGGGGGGACACAAGCCATTGGAAACTTAGGGCCTTCTATTAACTTTACTGGAATCAATCAAAGCGGCATTAACGGTAGAAAAGCTGCTATTATAGCCCAACAAACAGGATCTAACTCATCTCAAGTCGGTTTATCTTTCTGGACAAATAACACAAGTGACTCAGGCGGGGTCATCCAACAAAGGAGTATTATTACCTCCAGCGGCAACTTTGGCATTGGTACGAGTAGTCCTTCAACTAAATTAGAAGTTGCCGACAGCAGCCCTGCGACAATTACGCTTAAAAGCACGAACAGTATTGTTACTCCTGAAGCGGAACTGCAAGCAATCAACTTTTATCAAAGTGATACTACGGGCGGTGCTGGTATTTCAGCTCGAATTGTTGGCGTAGGCAACAACTTATCTGGCGCTCAGAACTTGACGTTTCATACGGGTCAGGCTGGGTTATCTAATGTTGTTGAAAGAATGCGCATCACTTCTAGCGGCGATGTTCGATTGTCCAACCCAACTGCCAGTCCATCTCTTGGAAGTAATACAGAAGGCATTCAAGTTACTGGTGGAACTCTTGTTGTTAATAGTGCTGGATCAGGTAACGTTTTTGGCCGAAATAACAACGGCGCTGTATTATTCTTTCAACGTAATGGAACTAGTGTTGGCACTATTACCGTTTCTACAACCAACACTGCTTACAATACCTCTTCTGACTACCGATTAAAAGAAAACGTTGTTGATCTTGACGGCGCTATTGATCGAGTCAAGCAACTTGCACCCAAGCGATTCAACTTTATTGCTGATGCTGATACAACTGTCGACGGTTTTCTTGCGCACGAAGCTCAAACAGTTGTCCCTGAGGCAGTCACTGGAACGCACAACGAAGTTGATGATGATGGCAATGCCGTGATGCAAGGTATCGATCAATCTAAGCTTGTGCCCTTGCTGACTGCTGCATTGCAAGAAGCAATCGCCAAGATCGAAACTCTTGAAACTAAAGTTGCGGCTCTTGAAGGTAACTGATAAATAACTAAAAAGTTTATGTGATATGTCCAAGATCCAAGTAAATGAAATTGTAAATCATTTTGACACTGGTGCACCAGATTGCCCAAAGGGTCTGACTGTCACTGGTGTCACTACTTCTGTCAATATAAGTGCAACTAACATCAGTGTAATTGGTGTATCAACCTTAGGCAATGTTGTCGTTGGTGGTGCAACGACTGACTTGGTTGTTAACGGTAACGCAAGAGTCACTGGTATTTTAACCGTTGGTACTGCATCAGTCACATTGAATGGTAATAATGGAGTAGTGTCTGGTATCAATACCATCAATAGTGTTTCTTTTCCATCTACTGGTCCATTAAGTAATCGTAATTTGATTATTAATGGTGCGATGCAGGTGGCGCAGAGAGGAACTTCAGCGACAAGTGTAACTGGTTATATTCGTCGATGTGATCGATTTTTATTTGCTCCCTCCAATCTAGGGACTTGGACTGTTGAACAATCTGGGGATGCTCCAGTTGGATTTAGTAGTAGTTTAAAAATAACCTGTACTACAGCAGATGCGTCTCCTGCTGCTAGTGATTATTGTGTTATTCAATATTACTGTGAGGCACAAGACTTTCAACTGTTAAATTATGGAACAAGTAATGCAGAACAAGTGGTTATAAGTTTTTATGTAAAGTCTAATAAAACTGGAAGTGCAAGTTTTGGTATGTGGCAGCACGACAACTCTTCCCGACAATTTACTACATCATTTACAATCAACACTGCAGATACCTGGGAGTACAAAACTATAGTAATCCCTGGTGATACCTCTGGTCAGATCGACAATGATAATGGAATAGGACTTGTTTTAGATTGGTGGTTAAACTCAGGTTCGACGTTTACAGGTGGAACTCATGCGGCGGCCTGGGAGGCATCAACCCAATCAAATCGTAATGCAACCAATCTCGGTGTTGGAGGTGCTACCAGTGATTACTTCCAACTTACAGGTGTTCAATTAGAATTGGGCAATCAAGCCACGCCTTTTGAACATAGAAGTTTTGGCGATGAACTAAAAAGGTGCGAAAGGTATTACGAAAAGAGTTATACCTATGCTTCACCTCCTGGAACAGCTACTTCTACTGGCGCCCTTGAACATAGAAAAAGTGCTGTTAATAGTGGTTACACTAATTTTAATATACGTTTTGGAACTCGTAAAAGGGCAACTCCTACCATAGGTCTTTACAATACAAACAACTCAACCGAAGGACAAATTCGTTCTGATGGTGCAAATGTTACTGCAGATGATGCTAATACAAATGAGATGGGGTTTAGAGTCAATACAACCCCAGCTCAAGGGGCTAGTGTCATACAAAAAATGCACTATACAGCCGACGCGGAGCTTTAAAAATGGAAATTCAAACAGTTAAACTCAGATATGATGGATCTTATCGTGTCAATGATAAGTGGGGAGTACCCAATGATCCAATGAATACAGATTATCAATTAGTGCAAGAATGGATTGCTGAAGGCAATACTCCCGAAGAGGCAGATCCTGCTCCCGAATAAATAACTAAAAAGTAGATAAAATGACAAGAGCACGTGGTCTTGCTGGATTTGCTTCTGCTATTTCTGGTCCCGTAAATTCAACCGATGTTTTCGTTGGAGTCCTGACTGCAACGTCAATGACGGTTAGTGGTTCTGCCAGTATTGGTGGTACGGTCACTTATGAGGACGTTAGTAACGTTGACTCTGTTGGTATTATAACTGCACAAGCAGGTATTCGTATTAGTGGTGGCAATCTTGGTATTGGCACGAATGATCCAACTGGAAAACTGGAAATCGCTGGCAACAACTCCTCTCAAGTACTTCAATTCGGCAACGGCACTAAGACTGGATACTTTGTATCAAGAACAGACGTTAATCGAAGTAATGCTGAAGCAGCGATCCACATCCACGATTTCCGCTGGAACGGCACTGCAGTTGCAAGAATTAAGGGGCTGACGGGTGACGATACTACCAACAAAGACAATGGTCATTTAACATTTGAGACCAGCGGCGGCTCAGGCGTAAGTGAACGAATGCGCATAGCCGCCGACGGCAACGTTGGCATCGGAACTATTAGTCCAAGTGAAGATCTTCATTTAAACAGGTCAGATAGCGCCGACGTATCTATTAAGTTTACCAACACCACTGCAACTTCAGGTTTATTTGTTGGAATCAACGCTAGCGAAGAGGCGCAGATTTGGCACACAGAAAACAAGCCTTTAAAGTTCGCAACTAATAACACCGAACGCATGCGCATAGCCGCCGACGGCAACGTTGGCATCGGAACTGACAGTCCACAACAAAAACTTTGTATTGCTGGTCCTGGTGCATCAGCTATCATTGATATTAAGAGAACAAACACAACTGCAACTGGTTCTCTTGGTGCAATTAACTTTACATCAATCACTGGCAATTCCTGTGCTAGTATGGCTGCTCTTGCAGATGGAGATGATTCAGGCGCACACATAAGATTCAAAACTACATCAGCTGCAGGTGAAAATGATCCATATGGTAGTAGTACCACGGAGGCTCTTCGTATCACCTCTGCTCAGGGTGTCTACATGGGGAATTATTTTGACCCCGTCAATAATTTAAGAGATGCCCAAACTACAACTGATCGTCAATCTAAAGTACAAATTGTCGGAAATAGTGGTCCAGCTGCTGGTTTAGCATTGGTCTCTTACGCCAATGGAGCTTCTGGATATTATTCTCCACATATATGGCTTGCAAAATCAGATACTAATACAACTGGCAATAATAACAGAGTTGAGGACGGTGAAGATTTAGGATCTATTTGTTTTGCAGGTAATGATGGAACACGTTTTTTAAATGCTGCAGCTATCATCACCGAGGTTGATGGAGGAGCTGGCGCAAATGACATGCCTGGACGTTTAGAATTCCATGTTTGTGCTAATGGTGCTAGTAGTTTGACCGAGAGATTTAGAATTCAAAATAATGGAAATTTATTGGCTAGTGATACAACGATTGGAGCACTATCTGACAGTAGGTTAAAAACAAATATTTCTGATTTTACTTACGATCTTGAACTGTTCAAACAATTCCAACCTAGAACTTTTGATTGGATTAATCCAGAATTACACGACAATGCAGTTGGTCAAAGAGGATTTATTGCTCAAGAAATAGAGAGTGTTGATGCCACATATGTGTTTGAGAGTAAAATTAAAGAAAGTAGTGATGATTCACAACTTGTTGGTGATGATAATGTAGCTAAGTCAGCTAAACTTGGTAAAAATGATGCAATGTATATTTCAGTGATTCAGCAACTGATCAGCAAGATTGAAACTCTTGAAACTAAAGTTGCGGCTCTTGAAGGTAACTGATAAATAACTAAAAAGTATAACTCATGGCAGGACTTAATCTTAGAGGAGATACATCTGGATCAGTTGAGATTGTATCACCCGCTGTAGCTGGTGATAATACTATTACTCTGCCTAATGATAATGGTAGTGCTAATCAGTTCTTTAAGAATAGTACGACTGCTGGTATCGTAACTCATTCCTCAATGGTTGAGGATGCAAGTGGTAAAATTGGCATTGGAACTACCACACCGACTGAAACATTGCATGTAGTTGGTGATGCTAGAGTGACTGGCATCCTGACTGTTGGTACTGCATCAGTCACATTGAACGGTGATACTGGTGTAGTATCTGGTATCAACACCGTCAATGGTGTCAGTTTCCCATCTGCTGGTGCATTAAGTAATCGTAATATAATTATCAACGGCGCGATGCGAGTGGCGCAAAGAAAAACTTCTGCGACTAGTGTTACAACTGAGGGTTATATTACTTGCGATAGATTTTATTTTAATGTTAACGCTTTAGGAACATGGACTGTTACTCAGGAAAGTGACGGTCCTGATGGATTTTCAAAAAGTTTTAAGTTAGATTGCACAACTACAGACACATCACCTGTAACTTCTGATGCTTGTCTGATCATTTATAGAGTTGAGGGTCAAGATGTTCAACATCTGAAATATGGTACTTCGGCCGCAGAGCAATCAGTATTATCTTTTTACGTTAAATCTAACAAAACAGGTAATGCAACGGTGGCCATAAAACAACCAGACAATAGTAATAGATTGTATTCTGTGCAATACACAATTAACGCAGCAAACACCTGGGAACGTAAAACTATTATTATACCTGCTGACACATCAGGTTTAATTAACGATGACACTGGTAATGGATTGCAAATTGAATGGCCTCTTAATAGCGGATCAGACTACACAGGTGGATCACATGGTGGCTGGAAGGCCGCGGACAATCCATCTCGTAACGCCAGTAACCTTGGTCTTGGTGGTTCAACTGATGACTATTATCAAATTACAGGTGTTCAATTAGAGGTTGGCAATCAAGCCACGCCTTTTGAACATATAAGTTTTGGTGATGATCTTGCTAGGTGTATGCGGTATTATCAGAAATCTTATGATTACGACACAGAACCTGGTACAAGTAATCACGAAGAAAACTCAATGATGGCCATAGCAACTGGATCGACCAGACTAACTGCTTTTGTTCAGTATAGAGTTGAAATGCGAAACGATCCTACAGAAACAATATACAGTCCTAGTGGAAACTCTGGTAAATATTCAAGCAGCAACTCTTATACTGACGTTGGTGATGCAAGCGTGCCAAACAATCATGCTGCTAGCACAGGTTTCCACCAAATAGATGTAACTAATGCAACTTCTGGCAACCATTACCAATTTCACTACACTGCAGATGCGGAGATCTAATCGATGGAACAACTCAATTACAAACTTTGCCCTGAACAAAACAAGACGGTAATTCGTCTAAATGATTATGCTTCTATCCCCACGAATGAGCTGAATAGGGATTACCAAGAATATCTAGAGTGGGTTGCTGAAGGTAACACACCTGAACCTGCTGACTCATAATAAATAACTTAAAAGTATATCAACATGTCTAGAGCAAGTAGATTATCAGGTTTTACAACCGCTATAAGTGGAGATACTGACCTGAATGTTGGTATCGTTACAGCAAAACAACTGAATGTCAATCAATCCTTCACGTTTACTGACATTAACGTAACTGGAGTTGCTACCGCAAATAATCTCAATGTAACTGGGGTATCAACATTAGGTAATGTTGTTGTTGGTGGCGCAACGACCGATTTAGTAGTTAATGGTAACGCAAGGGTTACTGGTATCCTGACTGTAGGAACCAGTTCATTGACATTGAATGGTGATAGTTCAACCATTTCTGGTATCACTACCATCAATAGTGTCACTATACCTGCTGCTGGTGGTTTAACTAATCGCAACATTGTGATTAATGGTGCGATGCAAGTGGCGCAGAGAGGCACGAGTGTAACGTCAATTAACAATACTGCTACCACCTATGCAACAATTGATCGAATGTATCATGCATTCAATTCATATGGTGCTTGGACATCTACACAAGAAAGTGACGGTCCTGATGGATTTACAAAAAGTTGGAAGATGAATTGTACGACAGCCAACTCTTCCTTATCAGCAGGTGATTATGCACTTTTGGTATATCGGGTAGAAGCTCAAGATTGTCAACATCTTAAATATGGTACTTCGAGTGCTGAAGATACAGTATTCTCTTTTTGGGTGAAGTCAAATAAAACTGGAGCTGCATCTTTTGAGATAGCCCAACTTGACAATTCCAGTAAACAATTTTGTACATCATATACAATAAATACCGCAGATACCTGGGAATATAAAACTATCACAATTCCTGGTGATACGGCTGGTGTTATAGATGATAACAATGGACCAGGAATACAGATTGGTTGGTGGCTAGGTTCAGGTTCTCAATATAGTGGAGGAACTCATGCTACTACATGGGAGGCAAGTACTGATGTTAATCGTAATGCTTCTGATTTAGCATGTGGTATGACTCTCGGTGATTACTTCCAGATCACTGGTATTCAATGGGAACTTGGCACTCAAGCTACATCTTTTGAACATAGATCTTATGGTGATGAGCTTCAAAGATGTCGAAGATATTTTCAACATTTTACATGTGGTGGTTCTGGAACAGCAACAGGTTCAAATCAAACACAATCCGCCCAATGTACTGTCAATTTCACTCCAGAAATGAGAGCCCAGCCAACTATTACTTTTGGTGCTATTGGTGGATCAACTAATACCACTGGTAGTCCATCTTCATTTGTATTACAAAAACAAGGATTTGTTGCTGGTGCAGCATCAGCCGCTTCTGGAAGACAATTCTGGGTGGTTGGATTATCTACAGCCAGTGCTGAATTATAATAGGAGGAAACTAAAATGGAAGAAATGAACGTATCAAGCGCAAAGTATTACAAAATGGAAGGTGCATCAGAAAATGAAGGTATCATTGCAACAGTTGATGGTACTGAAATGTATGTTCCTATTGCTGAAGGAAATACAACATACAAAGAAATTATGCGTCAAGTTGATGCAGGAACATTAACATTTGAGGAGACTGTAGTGTTTACACCGTGACACTTGACAGACTGTCCACCATTGCCCCCGCGAGACCCGTGGGGGCTTTATAGTGTCTGGAGACACACAAAGGAGATGACCACCACCCATAAGTTAATCTTCATCGCATCCTTTATGTGGATGATGCAATGGGGTACCAGAGTTGTGTATCAAGGACTGACACATGCATTCTATTGAAGTTGTCCCGTCATTCACTCCTGTTCCTTCCTGTAAACCCCTTCTACATTGGTTTATGGGTGAATATCTACCTGACTATGGTATTGACCTAACTGTGGTCTATATGGACCTGTCTGATGAGGGTGTGACAGGGTGGTGTATGAGAGAAGATGACAATGAATTTGTCATTCAAATCGATGAAAATCTCAGAGGTGATGAACACACCAAGACATTACTTCACGAGTGTTATCACATGTACCAACATTTGATGGGTATCCCACGATGTGAGATGTGTGCTAATCTATCAGAAAACTTGTTACTTGACAAGTACAACAATCAGGACTAGAATAGGCTTGTCCTGGAAGATGAGGATCCTTAAAGTTATTAAGACCATGAAAACCAAGTTTGTTTGTGTACAGCCCAAGACCAACAAGGCAGTCAATCGTTTCCACAATATGATGGACGAACTTCATAGTTGTCGTGTGGAACAAGAGACTGAAGATAAAATGTTTCTTGCATCTATTTCAGGTCGGTACCACTTCTGGATGAATAAGATGAATGACAATGATTGGGAAGTCATTAAGTAATCTTAACATTAATTGACTGCCTGTGTTTAAATACTAACATGGTGAAAAATTCGGAGGTTCTATGACCCACAGTCCAAAAGAAAAGAAACTTTCGAGTCAAGAGATCGAATCAATTGAACTGGCAGTCGAACAAGCTGACATCCGTGCCATTCATCCAGATAAGATGGAAGCATTTGCAGACTACCTAGTTCAAAAACTACAGAATGAAGAAAATTCAGGACCAGCAGTTCATTCTTGCAACTGCACTTGTGCAAGTGGACAATCTATTTGCTCTACTGGAGGGAAACAAGTACGAAACACATCTTCAAGTCAGTCTATGGAAGATCAAAGCTGAACTTGAAAGACAGATAAAACAGTGTCCATCGTCACTTGACAAATCATCTTAATTCTTATATACTTAAATTGTAATTTCAGGAGTCAATGAAGTATCTCTATGTTGTCCAACATTATGTACCATTTCCTCAGTCAGAGTATGGTGGTATCTGGGTCGTCAGAGCAGAATCTGATGAAGAGTGTTTTGATTTGATTTCAACACACGATGATCTATACCCACAATTTTATGGTAAATTGAGAGAGAACATCATGAATTCAAATAAATACGAATTGACTGATGATTCAGCTTCTGAAGTTATCGAGAGTTTTCTAACATGACTCAAAAACCAGAAAAAGATCCTAACGACAAGTATTCCAAGTATAATTTTGGAATCAGATGTAACGAACATCACGATGAGGATGAATTTGATCCAGAAAAAGATGCCAAACTCGATGATTGGCACAATCGTCACAGAGATAAACTCCTAGACGAATTTTGTGATACACACCCAGGTGCTCCACAATGTAAAGTTTTCGATGAATGAATCCGAAAAACGTGCTCTTGGTCTTATGATCGAGAGTGTCCTCAAACCAGACAGTAAACTCCGCGAATGTGCTCACAATCAAGGATGTTTCGATGAATTGATGGAATGGCGTCAGGTGATGCTTGACCTACTTTATGACTACAACCGACATGGAATTTCCCCACAAACCGCCGACAGGGTATGAGTATTGGACTGACCAATTCTCTAAAACTGTTATTCGTATCTGGATTCGTAACGTAGGGACAACATTTGTCTACACAGATACTCCTCCAAGTTCAGTCTGGGGGTTTTTCTGTCAAAAGACTAAACAATTCAAGGCTCCTATCAATCACAAGAAACCAGGTAAAGTTGTCAGACCAGAAGATACGACTCCATATTCTGCGATGCAGCTTAATTTAAATCCACTAATGTCTGCATTTTACCAATGAAAGATCTAGATCCTTCTTCAATTACATTATCATCACCATCTAAGTCATTTGCGTATGAGAAGATGTCTCGTGATATTGACGAATGTGATGACATTGTGGTTTTGAAGGAGGCTCTACGTTGTTATGTCAAGTTGTATTTTAAGCAACAAGAAACTATTTCACTGATTGGAGTTCCGAACATTAAAGATGAAAACCTTTGACGTTCAACTTAATGATTATGTCAAATGGCATCATCATCAGTGGATAGATGAAGGATGGGTATATTTCAAATGTGATGATTATATCACCATTGAAGTTGGTGTGAAACCAAAACCCTATTGTAATCTTGTCAGAAATAGGTTACACTGCAATGAACACATTCTAGTTGTCTGTCATAAACAATTTTGGGACGAACTAGAGTATATTAAAACAAGGGAAACGAATGATGAAAATTCGCAATGTTTTGTTAGGACTATCTCTATTGATCGTCCCTCCAGCAATGGCTGATCCAATTAACGAAGATGAGTACTTCACCCCTCATGCTCAAGGGTGTATGTTGCTCCAAGAGTGTACTGACCATGTTCAAGAACTTAAGACAGTTTCTGACCTCAACAAGCACGAGGAACTGGC